CGCAACCCTTCCCGCTTTTTCAAAGGCTTCATGAGTTATTGGCATAATCTTTGAAAACATTAATTCAATAATTTTTGCATACTCTTGTATCTCGTACTGAGCAGATTCTTCATTTCTTAAAGAGATAAAGTTAATCAGAGATCTTGCATTAACTGTCCAAATAAACTCTGTATATTGACTTACTGGAAGTACACATCTGGCAATTTCTTTAGCAATGCCCATATCAATTAGCTTATAATAAGCCTCATCTGCTGCAAGCATTGATTGTCTGAAGATTGAATAAAATGCATCCTTTACTTGTGGATCCGAAATCTCTTCAAAAGAGTATGCGCCAGGTTTTCCAATTTGTTTTCTTATATCGTTAAATGATGGAATATAGTAATCAATATTTTGTGGTTTATGATATCTCATACTCATTTCATTAAATGAAGACCATCTATGACGCATCCACTCTCTGGTGACAAAAATTGGTGCTTTAATCCTGAACTTGAATACCACATGCTCAAAAGGGGTAGCATGCTTATTCTTCATAAGATAATTAATTAATCCAATAGAGGCTTCATCGATCTCAGCAACCTGTGCTGCGAAGCTGACTTTTGCAGCATTAACCACTGAAAGGTCATTTCCTAAAACATCAAGCAACTCAACCTCTCCATGGTCAAGAATGTCATAAACTGTATTTTTATAATCCATGGTCGACAGGTTATCAGAAGATTCCAAAAAAATCTCAAAAAAAAAATCATTTTCTGAGAGCGAAATCTTGACAAGGGGTGTATGCTAAAGCATGCCAATGCGCTACATGCTTAGTATGCTAAGCATGCTAGGTATGCTAAACATACTTAGATTACTTATATATACTTATGTATATATAATTACTTATTTATATTTGAATGATGGAATGATATGATTGTTACTATGGAAATAATTGCGGTTGTTGAGTCTGATGACTACGGACCTGCTGTAATTGTTGACCCTGACTTTATCACTGTATTTCATTTTGATGACTTCTATATGGCCGCTACACGCTGTATGTATACTGATCGCCCAATTACCTGCGAAATTTCTGAGGAAATAGCCCTTGGATTGATTTCAAAAGGTGTAAAATGTTTGAGCGCATTAGTGGAAGATCAATCATAAGTAATGAATAAAATTAGCTGGTTTAGCCTTAACAACCTTGATGAATCTGGAGAACTTTGGTATAGCCAAGGTTATTATAATGCTGGGCTAAATACGATTAGATCCTTACAAGATAAGCAAACAGCTGTTTTCTACAATAGAGAAGAAATTGATTATCATATTAATTTCTGTAGCCCGTTGTACTACCAGATGAAAAATAAATACACTATTGGCTATACCCCTTGGGAATCTACTAAAGTACCTAAAAACTGGATACATAATATGTCTCAATGTGATGAGATTTGGGCTACATCTAATTTCGTTAAAGATATTTATGTCCAGAATAATGTTAATGCAAATATTCATGTAATCCCTCATGGCATTACTCCTGAATGGCAGATATTTGAAAGAGAACTTACAGGAACATTTAATTTTTTACATGTAGGTGGAGATTCTAAAAGAAAGAATGCTCAACTTGTTGTTGATGCTTTTCTAGAACTTTACGATGGTAATGAAGATTTTAAACTTATACTTAAGTATAATAAATTTTGTCATGCAGAAATATATCTAAATGGCAATCTTGTTTCTGCAACCAATCATCCTCAAATTATCGGTATTCCAGAAGTTTTTACAACTGATGAACTTGTAAGGCTTTATCATAAGTGTCATTGCATGGTTTACCCAACCAGCGGAGAGGGTTTTGGATTAATTCCTCTAGAGTCTATGGCTACTGGTTTGCCAACAATTATTACTAACGCTACTGGTTGTACTGATTATGCAGATCTTGGAATTCCTATTTCTGCGACTATGACAAAAGCAGATTGGCACGATCATGTATACAATGACGACACTGGTTACTGGGCATCTCCAAATTTAGATGAACTTTTAAAAACAATGGAATCAGTTGTAGGTGAATATGATGAGATTGCAGATTACGCTCTGAAGTCTGCAAGAATTATTCACGATCAGTGGTCTTGGGGTGCAGTAGCTGATAAGATTCTTGCAAGATACGAAGAATACAAAAATACATTTAACTGACCCTAGTATTTTATGTTTCAAAGTGTCTAGACATTTGATAAGATTGTCTTTACACATTTAAGGAGCACTATGAACACCACAAACAACACCGAGGGGGCAACCCCTCTTTTTTCTTTTAGACTGAGCGATGACTTTGTTGCATCGTACAAAGAGAAGAAAGCGCCATTTGGCTATCAAGACGCTGCGGGTAATTCCGTAGGGGAAATTACTTTTTTAAGAACATATTCAAGAAAGAAAACAGACGGAACAAAAGAAACATGGGTTGATGTTTGTGAAAGAGTCATTAATGGAATGTATTCTCTGCAAAAAGATCATTGCAGAAATAACAAACTTCCATGGAATGGTGCAAAAGCGCAAGCAAGTGCTAAAGAGGCTTTTGATAGGTTGTTCAACCTTAAGTGGACACCTCCTGGTCGTGGACTTTGGATTATGGGTACGGAACTGGTTAATGTCCACAAAAACTCAGCTGCTTTGCAAAACTGTGCTTTTGTATCTACATCAGAAATGTCAAAAGATAATCCGGCAGAACCCTTTGCTTTCTTAATGGAGGCTTCAATGCTTGGAGTTGGTGTTGGCTTTGATGATAAGGGTGCTGATAAAGGATTTGTTATCTATGAACCAAATAAGAATAAAACTGTTGAGGTTATCGAAGACAGCAGAGAAGGTTGGAGAGATGCAACTGTTTCTTTGATTAATTCATACTTGAAAGCAGATCAGAATGTAATTGAGTTTGATTATTCCCTCATTAGACCACTAGGAACTCCAATCAAAACCTTTGGAGGTACTGCATCAGGTCCAGAGCCATTGATTAAGTTGCATAATGCTATTAGAAAACTTTTTGTAAATAGAAACGGTGAAAAATTAACAAGAAAAGATATTGCTGATATTGGAAACCTTATTGGAGTTTGTGTGGTATCAGGAAATGTTCGCCGTTCTGCTGAGTTGCTTATTGGAAGACATGATGATGATGAATTCTTGAACTTGAAAAATGCGGAAAGATTCCCTGAAAGGAATTCATACGATCCAGAAAATCCAGGTTGGGCTTGGATGAGTAATAATTCAATTGAGACAACTGTAGGTGCAGACCTTTCTCATTTGGTAGATAATATTGCACTCAATGGAGAGCCAGGCGTTATTTGGATGGACATGTCAAAGAAGTATGGAAGACTCGCTGATGGTATCAACAATAAAGACTGGAGAGTTGCCGGTTACAATCCCTGTGCAGAGCAGTCACTTGAGTCCTATGAGTGCTGTACGCTCGTTGAGACGTATTTAAACCGTCATGAGTCACTTGACGACTATAAGCGAACTTTAAAATTTGCATACCTTTATGCAAAGACTGTGACACTGCTCCCAACTCACTGGGAAAAGACAAACGCAATTATGCAGAGAAACAGAAGAATCGGTACCTCAATGTCCGGCATTGCTAATTTTGCAGACAAGAATGGTTTACCGCAACTTCGTGAATGGATGGATTCGGGATATGAAACAGTTAAGAGATATGACAATGTTTATTCTGAATGGTTTGGAATTCGTGAATCAATCAAGATGACAACAGTCAAGCCATCTGGTACTGTCTCAATTCTTGCAGGAGAATCCCCTGGAGTTCACTGGACACCCGGTGGTGAATACTTCTTAAGATCGATTAGATTTGCTAATGATGACCCAATGCTTCCACTATTTAAGATGGCAAACTACCGTGTTGAGCCAGCATCTGAATCTCCAGATACCACATCTGTTGTTTTCTTCCCGATCAAATCCGATGCTAGAAGATCTGAAAAAGATGTAACCATTTTTGAAAAAATGTCTATTGCTGCTGTAGCTCAGAGATATTGGTCAGATAATTCAGTTTCTGTAACTATTTCGTTTGATTCTGAAACAGAAAAGCAATATATTCCAACAGTTCTTCATATGTATGATGGTCAATTGAAAACCGTATCTTTCCTTCCACAAGGTAATTTTACATATCCTCAAATGCCGTATACTCAGATAACCAAAGAGCAATATGAGAAAGAAACTCTAGATTTATTCCCGATTGATTTTGTAGGCGTATACGCTGGAATGGCTGCGGATGCTATTGGCGAAAACTATTGCAGTACAGATTCTTGCGAAATCAAACTTATTACAGACAACATTGGTAAATAATTTAACAAAATCTACTGCCATGTGTAGATAAATTAAAGAAAGTAATGTAAAATTAATAACATATGAGTTCAAATATCATCAAAGATAAAAAAATCTGGATTCCCGAAAGAGCCTATGGGGTTTGTATTTGGATAACAGAGGATGGGATGGCTCTTTCTGATGGGGATGGCGTACTTTGTGCGGAAGGTTTGATGCATGACCCGAATATTGAAAAAAAAGTAGCTGAGGCTGCAAAGTATTGGACAGGCTCCGATGCTGGTCAAGTTCAATGGGTTGCCGGTGCTAGAAAAGTCTCAGCTTCAGAAAGAGATGATCAGGCAGAAAGGCTTTCAAATGGTCTTGTAGCTGATCCATATGAAGACATTCTTGACTCTTATTTTGCTCATAAAAGGACATCATAATGCAAAAAATGGAATTGGTTGAAGACTCTCAAGAATTTGAACTTGATGATATTACTTATAGTGAATTTAAAATTGATAAAAAAAACACAGACCCATTTCTAGATGTAAAACTGAACTCTCTCAGTCCTCGAATGAAAAGAAGAGCACAAAGACTTCAAAAAAAATACGAGGGTGAAGATGGAACTGCTACAAAATATGTAGATCCACTTGTAATTAATGGATATTCATTATGGGATATTATCAATCCGCCATATGACTTAGATAATCTAGCAAGTTTGTACGATCAAAGTTCTATTCATTATGCATCTATAAATGCTAGAGTAATGAATACAGTTGGTTTGGGTTACGAGTTTACTGAAACACTAAAGGCTAGAAGAAAGATTGAAAGAGTTCAGTCAGATCCAGCAAAACTTGAGAGAGTAAGAAGGCAAATTCAAGATCTAAAAGAAGAACTTGATGAAACATTTGAAGGTCTGAACCTTGAAGAAACACTTATTGAAACCTTAGTAAGAGTTTGGCAAGATGTTTTAACTATTGGCAATGGCTATCTTGAAATAGGTAGAAACAATGCTGGAAAGATTGGTTACATTGGTCATGTTCCTGGGACAATGGTTCGTGTTCGTAGAAAAAGAGATGGCTTTGTTCAGATTTCAAGAAGTAATAAGATACAAGCAGTATTCTTTAGAAACTTTGAAGATTCGGAAACAGTTGATGAGATTAATCAAGATCCAAATCCTAATGAGTTAATTCATTTTAAGATGTATTCTCCGAACAATACTTACTACGGTATACCTGCCGCAGTATCTGCTGCTGCTGCAATTGTCGGTGATAAATTTGCAAAAGAATATAACATTGATTATTTCGAAAACAAAGCAATTCCACGTTATGCGATTATTCTAAAAGGCGCAAAGATCAGTCAAAAGTCTAAGCAGGAACTGGTTAACTACTTTAGAAATGAAGTAAAAGGTCGCAATCATGGAACTCTAATTATTCCAATTCCAGCCTCGCTTGGTTCAGATACAGATATTAAGTTTGAAAAATTAGAAGCAGGAGTTCAAGACTCTTCATTTGATAAGTATAGAAAATCAAACAGAGATGAAATTTTGGTAGCCAACAGAGTACCGGCTCCAAAGGTCGGTGTTTATGACAATGCTAACTTAGCTGTTTCAAGAGACGCTGATAAGACATTTAAGATGCAGGTAATTGGACCAGACCAAGCAGTTCTTGAAAAAAAGATAAATAGAATTGTTGCTGAGTTTACTGACCTTCTTCAGTTCAAACTTAAGAAGATTGATCTTATCGATGAGGAGATGGAG